ATAAATGAGGCGTATTTTGTCCTTTGGCTTTTCAACGAGAGGAATTGGTTCGACACCTGTTTCAATAACGCACGATTGGTGGCTATATGGAACTCCAAGATAGTCACGATATTGCTGATACTGCCAGTTGCTGCTAAAGACCAACTTGTGGAAGCGAGCTCGAGAAGCTGGGTCTTTAAGGTGTTCAGCTTCTGGATCGAGAGCAAGATCATGTAGGTGGTAGATTCTAATTCGCTCAGGATCCAACTCGCGGACGCGAGCAGTGATAATTTGGATTCCATCGAGCTCATCACGAGTAAGTCGGTGGAAGAGATTTCGAGTGGTGAGTTCTGTTCCACCGTTCGACTCCTTGTTGAGCTCATTCAATTCAATTAGGTCTTGATTATTCATCATTGTATCCAGTAAGTTCAAAATCGCGGTCTGCATGGAAAAAGAATTCTCTGTCATTAAAAGCCTTGTCATCGACCCAAACATCGTATGATGGCTTTCCTAGACGGATTTCGTGGAACTTGCAGCCCCAATCGTTGAGTTGTTTGTGGGTGAGTTCGGTCCAGTCAATTCCCGATCCTGAACCACGGGCCGTCCAATAAATGATCGTTGCGCCCTGATCGTATAGTTTATTTATATGATCAATGCGATGCTTCATAGGAACAGACTGATCATAATGATGAACACCATCAATTAATGGAGTGTAACAGATAGTCTGATCAATATCTACTATGAAGATCATGCTGTGAATCCAATAACCGAGTCGTAACGAAACGATCTCCAACCTTCGTTCTCAAGGTCCCACACGGCTTGTACATTTGGATTCGAATGCACTGGCTTCAATGTATCTTCTTTATGGGGAAGAAGATCTGGCTTGAGTGTGCAGCGCATCTTGCGCTCCGTACCATCCTTCTTTATAAAGAGAACCTCTACTGTTCCGTTATGAAGGGCTTCCTTTAGGAATTCATTCTGCCAGGAAGTGCTGTTCTGGTCGGTTGTAGTATTCAACGAGTCTGTCATAACCACCCACTCTTTCTTCATCAATAATAATAAAAGGAACTGTTTTCACGTCTGGAAAGATGCTAATAAATTCTTCACGAGTTAGATCGACACCGATCTTCATTTCTTCGTAAGTCTGGCCTTTCAAAGAAAACAAGTTCTTTGCCTGAACACAATATGGACAATTATCTTTTGTGTAGATAACAACCTTATTCATCTGAACTCTTTCCTCTGTAAATATTTGCTGTTGAACGAGGATCGCCATAAACTTCGTTGGCACGCTTCCTCACCCAAGCCATGTTCTTAGCAGGACCAGGAACAGTTACCCAGGGGTTCAGTCCCTTCTTCCAAGCAGCAAGCTTGTTCACAGCCTTTTGAAGTGGCGTACGATCAGCACGAACTTCCTTTACACCATTTACAATCGAACGGCGCTGACCCCTCGAAGTCAATGTCTTACGTAATCTCTTTTTACCCATTATATAACCTCACTTATTCTTGCGCGCAGCACGTGCTTTACGCTTTGTCGATCCGATTTTACGACGTCCCTTACGAGGACGATTCTTTGAAGGATGTGGCATATTCACCTCAGCTATTTAGTAATGATAAAGCGATAATTATTAGAACGGCCCAACCGAAAAGACCAAGAGATGCATTCTTGGAATTTCTGCGCCTGGGCATTTTTGCTTTTGGCGGCTTTTTGGTTTTTGTTACCGGATTCAGGAGGGTGGTTTTTCTCCACCCGCCTGCATTTGTAGTGACATAGTGTTTTGTGCGGCCATTACTGCCGCTACCAAAAGATGTACTGGTTGTAAGTCTTTGAGTCTTAGATCCTGTACTTCTAGAAGAAGTTTGCCGCGTAGTGCCTTTATTGGTAATGGTTCTAGTGCTTGTGGTTCTAGAACCCTTTCCGGTCGACCGCGTAGTTCTTTTCGTATATCCCATTATATATCACGTTTTCTGAATTAAAGACAACTCTTTTTCTCTGTCAATATACTTATACTCTACTTTTGTAGGACCCCAGGACTCAATTGCAGCAAACACATCATCAATATTGAGTGCGCTACAAGTATAGACGTCCAGTTGAGCAAGTGCTGGTTCACACTCATCCCAAACATGAAGAGCAATATGACTGGTTTCAATAATAGTGACTGCGGTCAAACCGCGGTTGCCAACCATATCTGAATAAACTGAATATGGACCCATGAGGATCTTCATATCAATTGCTTCGACGAGCTTTCGCATCCACACATCAATGGCTGTAGTGCATTGCGGAGGATTATCTAATTCTGCTCTTACGATTAAGTGCTTGTGTTCTAGTACCTTACCCACCTCATAAAGTCTCCTGTTCGGGGTTAAAGAGTAGAGCCTTGACATGACTCGCTTGAATCTTACAACTTACCCAGTTATTGTAAAATTTTGGATCTAGTATTGCATCATGATCAAAAATATACTTTGTTTCAAAGTAATTGCACTCACCACGAGATTTACATAAACGAAGAATAGTTCGTTTGAAGTTCTCTTTGCCAAGCTTTTCTATGTCTGCCTTTAAGGCTACGACCTATGTATTTCTTACCATTAGTCAGATTTTCAATAAGGTATACGAAGCCATACCATTCATCAGTATTTGTAAATTCTTTGCCTTCGTATATCCACATAAATCTATTCCATAACAAGCGGAAAGATTTATTTATTCGTCTTCATCTTCATCATCAAGAAGTTCTTCTGGGAGATCCTCACCGCAGTAAGGACAGAAGAGAGGAGAAAGTGTGCAGTCTGATACTAATTTAAATTCCTCCTCGCAGGAGGGGCAAGTTGTCCAATCCATTAAATGTGTTTTCCTTATAAATAAGTGTGGTTCGCGGTCTCGTACACCCAACCACTCTAATGCCATTGGGAGCACCAGCATGAATATTTACTATATATATGCCTATTTAAGATCTTCAAATAATACTCCCTATTATATAGGGAAAGGTAAAGATGATAGAGCTTATGCAAAACATAAAGGCATCTCTACTCCAAAAGATCGTTCTAAAATTGTTATATTAGAATCTAATTTAACTGAAGTTGGAGCATTTGCTTTAGAGCGCCGTTATATCAAATGGTATGGTCGTAAAGATCTAAAAACAGGAATATTATTAAACAAAACAGATGGTGGAGAAGGATCTTCTGGTTTAATTCATTCAAAGGAAACCAAAGCAAAAATATCACAATTAAAAACCGGTTCTAAAACTAAACCCCGCAGTGAAGAATTTAAAAAATTATTAAGTGAAAAATATAAAGGCAAACCTCTTTCAGAAGAAACAAGAAGAAAGATGAGCGAAGCCGCTAAGAGACGTAAAACTCAACCAAGATCTGGTTGTAAACATTCAGAAGAAACTAAAGCAAAAATAGCTATAGCTAAAATGGGAAATCAATGCGCTAGAAAATATCCTAAAGCTGAAAGCCTTTGAAGGTGTTTTCGTCTACGTCTTTCTTGACTCCGCCAATTACATAACTAGTAATCTCTGTTTCCTGTGGAGCAACCTGAACCTCTGCACCGGAGATCCACTTCTGCGTCCATGGCAGTGGATTTGCACCCGGCTTACCGCTTAGTCCAATTGCACCCATGCGCTTCGCGGCGATATGATCTACATAGTCACAAAGTAGCTGTTCGTTCAGTCCGATCATAGATCCATTCTTAAAAAGATAATGTGCCCACTTCTTTTCTTGTTCGACAACTTTGTAAAACATGTCAATGCACTCATGTTGTGTCTCTTGCCGAATTTGTTCAAAGTCCGGATCCTCCTTTGGGAGAATTTTGAGCAGTTGCTGAGTTGAGGCAAGATGAACATTCTCATCCCGTGCAATGAGCTTGATGATTTTCGCATTGCCCTCCATTTTCTTAACCTCCGCAAAAGCCCAGCTACATGCAAACGAGACATAGAATCTTACCCCTTCAAGAGCATTGACAGCGTTGAGGCACATCCATAGTGCCTTCTTGTGATCATAGTAGTCGAATACGGTCTTGCCAGTGTCAGCTGATACAGGCTTCGTGTTTAGCTTGATAAGGTCATCGTAATACTTAGAAATGTCCTTAGCGCAGTCTACGATCTCAGGGATCTCCAGCATTTCATCAAAGACTCTGGAAGGATCAGAATAGACGTTACGAATGATATGAGTATAGGAACGGGAATGAATGGTTTCAAAAAACGTCCAAGTCTGGATCCAGGTTTCCAGCTCAGGAAGCGAACATATAGGTAGAAAAGCTGCAGATGGAGCACGGCCCTGGACAGAGTCAAGGAGGATCTGGCGTTTGAGATTAGACGTGAATATGTGCTTCTCATGCTCGTTCAATCCTTTGAAGTCCTTGCCGTCTCGCGAAAGGTCAACCTCTTCCGGTCTCCAGAAGAAACCCAGTTGCTTCTCGGTCAGCTTTTCAAACGTACTGTAGCGTTGCTTATCATAACGAGCAATATTCACCGGCTTCCCGAAGAAGCAGGTCTGTTCAGTAGCATCAAACTTTTCGTTTGAAAAAACGGTCATTCAACTCTCCAAATACTTGTATTCAGTTTCAGGTCTTTCGGCCAATCGCCTTCTGTGTATGATTTATCATGGAATCGAAGTTCATTCGTCGGCATGATAGTCAACCTACCATTGTCCAGCTGAATGAACATGAATTCTTTCGATTGAGATGGGTCTTGAGTGAATCCATCATACATTGGAATCACTGTAAAGAGATAACGGCCAAAGAGGCCGTTGCTTCGAATCTCTGCTCTTTGGCTGTGCAGATAATTATATATCACGACAGAGAACTGATCGCCGTAACAATCCCAGATCTGTGTGTCGTGAAGTCGCCATTGTTGTTCTGGTACTTGATTGAACGCAAGTGCATGAGGTGGAACGCCACGATAGACGGCTCCACACTCTAGCATAATATGACATCCCCACGAATGTCCAGCCTTGGCATGAAGAGCAAACCAGATGCAGGGCTCGTATGTAAATGGCTTAGCATTCTTACGAATGAAAGACGAATCCACCCAACAGTAGATATGGTGAGGAAGATTTCCCGAGCCGGTGTATAGCATCCTAGTCCTTTTCTTCTAACCACTCGATTTGGTTTTGTGCAACAGTTCGTGTTTCGATAACACCGGTCTCGGTGTCCTCAATTGTGAGGGTAACGGCAGTGCTGTTTTCACGTGTTGCATGCTCATGCACGAACCAGGTCTTACCGGAATCTTCCCACTTATCATTATCAATTCGAATGTACATAATTATCTACCTTGTCCACGATATGGTTTAAACGATCTTTTCTTATGCTTATTCATTGTTGAGAACTTTGGTCGTCTTGTATCGATTGATGTACCAGTTACAATTTTAACGTGTGCTTGCTTTGACGTAACAGACTTTGCCATTGAATACTCCTGTTAGATTTTACAAGAGTCACAATCCTCATCATCTAGTTGCCCTTGTGCTAGTGGTTTTGGTTCTTCAATCTCACCAGCACCGTCAAAGGTGTTGAAATAGTACAGAGTCTTTCCGCCGTACTTATAATGCATAAGAAGGTGTTTGATCATCTCAGACATCGGAATCTTCTCGTCCTCATAGTGGCGAGGATTGTAAGAAGTATTGACCGAGATTGCCTGGTCGATGAACTTCTGCAGGACCGCAGTGATCTGCAGGTAACCTTCAGGCGACTTTTGATCCCATAGTAGTTCGTATTTATTCTTCAGCTTTCTGAGCTCAGGAACAACCTGCTTCAGAACACCATCCTTCGACTGCTTGATCGAGATCAGAGCACGAGGCGGTTCGATACCGTTGGTCGAGTTTGAGATCTGTGCAGAGGTCTCAGCCGGCATCAAAGCCATCAGTGTCGAGTTACGAATGCCATGAGTATAAGCTCTGGAAGAGAGCTCATCCCAATTCATCTTGTATACCGGCTTGACCAGCTCATCGACATCCTTCTTGTAGGTATCGATCGGCATCAATCCGGCATTGTACTTTGTTTCGATGCTCTTCGGACATGCGCCTGCTTCTTCGGCAAGATCTACCGAGGCCTTAATAAGATAATAACTCCATGCTTCAGCGTACTCATGAACGAGATCCAGATTAGGAGCGGAATAAGTGGAGTCATTACGAGCAAGCCAATAAGCAAAATTGATGATACCAATACCGAGAGGGCGGCGATTGTAAGTACCCACTTCAGCGGCTCTAACAGGATAAGACTGATAGTCGAGTAGAGCATCAAGAGCGCGGACTGCCAGAGTGCAAGGTCGCTCGAAATCTCCTGGCTTTCTAATTTTGCCCCAGTTGATTGCTGCCAGTGTGCAAAGGCTGATTTCACCTTGTTCATCGTGAATATCCTTTAATGGAGTGGTTGGAAGAGTAATCTCACAACAGAGGTTACTCATCTTGATAGGTGCTGCTGTGACATCAAACGAACCATGATCGTTAGCATGGTCGACGTTCATCAGATAGATTCGTCCGGTGTCCTTTCGTTCCTGCATGAAGGCTGAGAAGAGATCAATCGCAGGGACGGTCTTTTTTCTGATCTTGGTTGAGCGTTCGTACTTTTCATAGAGTTCTCTAAACGTGTCAACGCTCGTGTAAAACGCTTCATAGAGATCCGGTACATCACCAGGTGAGAAGAGGGTGATATTACCTCCAGATAGAAGTCTCTCATACATTACCTTATTAAACTGGACACCATAGTCCAAATGACGAATACGGTTGTCCTCGGTGCCCTTGTTATTCTTTAGGACAAGAAGATCCTCCACTTCGAGATGCCAAAGGGGGTAATAGAGTGTCGCTGCTCCACCACGGACACCACCTTGGCTACAAGACTTAACAGCAGATTGAAAATGCTTCCAGAAAGGAATAACGCCAGTGTGACTAGCATCACCATTGCGTATAGGAGATCCAATAGCCCTAATACGGCCGCCGCCGATACCAATTCCAGCTTTCTGGCTAACGTACTTGACGATCGCTGAGGATGTTGCATTTATCGAGTCCAGCGAGTCATCTGTTTCGATAAGTACGCAAGAACTGAACTGACGCTGTGGGGTGCGAACGCCTGCCATGATAGGAGTAGGAAGGCTAATGTCAAAAGTACTAATTGCATCGTACAGGTCCTTTACCCATTTGATTCGATCTTTGGTATAGTTTTGGAAAAGAGTCATGGCAATCAACATGAATGCCATCTGAGGCGTTTCGTAGATATCTCCCGTAACGCGGTTCTTGACTAGATACTTGCCGCGGAACTGTTCCATAGCAGCATATGTCAGAAGATTGTCGCGGTCGTGATCGATATAGTTTCCCAGCAACTTCCACTCATCTTGAGAGTACTGCTTACCCAGCGACGCATCATAGTATCCTAGCAGTTTGATACGAATGTAGTGGTTCATCAGATGCGATGGTTCATACTGGCCATACACTTCCTTACGAAGGTTATAGTTGATCAGACGACCGGCAACATACTGATAGTTCGGTGCTTCTTCTGTAATGAGTTCAGCAGCAGCCTTAATCAGAGTCTCCTGAATGTCAGTCGACTTGATCTTGTCATAGAACTGAATGTGAGTCTTGATTTCGAGATCAGATACAGAAACGCCGGATAAACCTTCACAGGCATACATTGCAACTTTGTGGAACTTATTAATATCGAGTGGTTCGCGCGTTCCATCACGCTTCGTTACTGTGATCATCTGATTTCCCTAGTGCTACGGTTCCGTCATCATAGACACGCCATTCAAGAACGGTGTTCTCGTCCCATCCCATGGCTTCCATCATTTCCTGTGGTAAGTCTATATATAACTCGCCATCAGCCGTTTCTTTGACAATTGAACTATAATTCATGGAAGTTTCTTTTCGAACACTGCCTGTTCAGCAAGATCATCAAGTGCCTTCTTTACGTCTGGGAAGTGATGGCAGATGATCTCCCAGCACTGTTCGGCAACGATACGATGTTCCTTCTGAGTAGCCTTGTCCATACGAAGCTGGCAGTAGTGTACCCACGAACGAAGAGAGCCAGACATGATCATGACAGATTCGGTACAACCTTCCGGAAGTACTGCGCGAGCCTGTTCCTTTGCAATACCACGTTCAGTTGCCCATGCATACGCCATCTTGGCAGCATTGACAACCGACTGCTGCATTACCTGCCATTCCTCGGCCAGTCGGTTTTCGTCGGGGCCCAGTTCCACCGAGTTCTGCCGGTTCTTAGCATCTTGAAGTCTTGCTTCTCGTCTAACAAAGCCAAGATCCTTCGTTGGGTCGGCGTAACGTTGAGAGTATTCTTGGAATGCGAAAGAACGATGTCTAAGAATTTGACGAGCGATATCTCGGGTTGTTTTGATTTCCATTGAGACATGGACCATCTCCAAAGGTGACCAATGCTGGTTCTTGATGAGATACTGCACTAGTTTCGGTGCAGTCTTGGTGTTATTCTGGTTCGAGGGATTTGATACTCTAGCTGCCCAAGCAACGAGTTCGTTAGCAGTTGCGCAATCGGTATATGCGGATGGCTTTGTGATGCCAATTAGATTCACTTCACTCATTGTTCGAACAATGCCTTCATTTTAACGCGTGTGGCTTGTGTAGCCTTCAACAAGATCGCTGCGTCATATACCTTATCGATATCTCTGTCAGCTACACCCTGGATGATATCTTGCCAGTAAATCCCAGCAACGGCATCTACAGCTTCATCTACTGTTATGTCTAAATCATCACTCATGAGATCCAGTACTCCTTGCCCATGCCCATCAATTCACGATGCTTGATCAACTCTCTCATGATTTCATCATAACTGTATGACATTGTCACGGACGTCCAAACGCTATCGTTGTTAACGTCTTTATAGAATCTCAGTTCAAACTGACCGTAGTAGTTCACTACGATTGCATATCCGCGCGAATCCATTAGATGTGCTCCAGTGCTTCTAGTTTATCCTTGTACTCGGCGATACGGCCGAGCTCGAGTTCAATTGCGCCCATAAAGTCGGTATGTTCGTGAATAGCTATAGGGTTATTCATCATGACACGAATGTTCATTGCATGCATCTCAATACCAGCTTGTAACTTCTTGCGAAGGGCAATTTTAATATCATCTTTCATTATTTGAATCCTTATTACAAATTTCGTCGCTTACTGTTGTCTTAAATATATTCGGAATCAACCCGTGTATTAATAGTATAACGCCCCATCTCCACGACCTAAAGAGATGTTGAAAGTAACCGATGTTGTTATCTTTCAGATGAGACATTAACTGTTACTCATGTCTTCATATCGCCAAAGCATTTCTTGGATATATTCAATCTCTGCATCATAATTGTCATATGTCCAATCAGGCAGTTTCTCTTTTAACATCTCAAGAAACTTCATAGCATCTTCATATGTTGTGGTCATGAGCGCTTCTTTCTACTGGTGCGAGCCTTGGACAAAATACGAGCAAGACTCGCTTCTCGACGATCAAGTTCTTCCTGCTGACGATCAGCAAGAGCATTGCGTGCAGCAATCTCCATGTTCTCTGGCAAGCGCATCACTCTGCTCCTACGGTAGCTAGGGTCATTAGATTGTCCTTTCAGTCACGATCCAAGAGCCAGCGCTCAAGGTCGGCATCGTCGATGTCGTCGAGTTCATCCCGCGCGCGGTCTTCGAGCCAGTCGTCTTCATCCATCACTCTGTCCTTTCTGCGCAAGGATCGCAGCCGCCGCAGCAGCGGCACCGCGCGCGGCGGATGATGTTAACCACATCACTTCGCCTCCAGTGCTGCGAGGGCTTGAAGGCATTCGTTCGATAAGTTGTTTGCGGTTTCCCAATGTCGCGACGGTAACAGGCCCATCTCAACCACGTTCTCCCAGGCCTGCTGCGATCTACGCAAAGCCTCCTTCGCCGTCCTGATGCTTTCGACACTGGGCCGGGTGTTCCATACGGCGATTGCTTCGGCTTCGGTGTCCGCGCTTGGCCAAGAGCATTGGCTGCAAGATACCCGCCAGCCAGTAGGAACGCGGTGAGCAATTCCTCCCCCATTACAAAACGGACACGGCTTCAATTCAGTCATGGCGCTTCAGTTTCCTTCATCATATATTCTTTATATCAAAAAGAGGAAAAAATGTACATACATTAAACGAAATCCTCTAAAGTAGCAGAGGTCATGCCAATATGGTAAGGCTTCTTTCTACGAACCATGTTCTCGATCATATTACGTGTACCGCGAGACTCGCCATCCCAGATAATAATAGCAGCATCTGCATATTCCGCCATGGCCCGATTTCGCTGCGGACCGGCTGAGTTTCCGTGGCGCATCCAGTCGGCCGGCATTTCCTTAACAGGAACATCATTTGCCCGGGCCCACTGTTCACCAAGACGATCTACTCCGATTGCTGTACCACTTACAACCTCTGTGATATCGTAACCAGAGCTTTTAATAGTTCTTACAACGAGAGCGTAGTCGTCGATAGTACGTGAACCTGCAATGATAACCTTCACTGTTCTACCTCAAAAGTCTTTACCTTCTGGAAACGTGCAATCTTTACATAACCATCAGCCTTAATATCGTTTACTCGCGCAAGGGCATCGTAATACTCAACATACTGACCGTCATTATACCACCAGAAGTGATCCCAGAATGCCCATGGTCGCGGAACCCGTTGATATTCAACAAGCCACTGATTATTCACACGGAAAATTCGAAGCTTTCGAATAGCAATAAATTCGTATTCAACACCGTATTCGTTATCTACTAACTCAGTCATATCCGTTTCCTAAATAGTCAAACATTTTTGGATCATAATACAGCTTTGCCGTGCCGCAGGATTCGATGTCATCGATATCGCGTGATGCCACTCTTACGTATTTCGAAAAGTAATCAATGCCACGAAGCTCGATAATAAGAGTCGTGGCAGCTGCCACCATGTTAGCGTTGTATACCACCCAGGTCACATCTTCTTCTGGCAGCCGCAAGATCGCATCAACGGTCTTTCCGCCATAATGCGAAATGTAGCTTTGCAGTTGGTCCTGTGTAAGTGCATTCATCGATAATTTCCTTCACCTGTTCCTGTGTATATCCAGCAAGGACCATATCATTGATGTCCTTCTGTTCAATGGATGTTGGCCAGATACACACACGATATCCAGCATCAATAGCCTTTTCGATTCGTTTGACTATGTCTTTATTTCTGGGTTCGTTATCGTATACTACAATAAATCGCTCTTTTTGTACATCTAAAAATTGTAGTGGTGTGATAAGATCACCACCTGCCGATGCAATCCCATTTGGCAAAAAGAGTGAGTCAATCGGCCCTTCCACCACATATATATCATGGGACGGATCCATTGTATCGAGGCCAAAGATCTTCGGCTTCTCATCATCAAGAATGATAGTGATGTACCTGACCCCTGTTTTCTTGAACGAACGGCCTTGAAACCCAAAGAGCTTCTTGTTCTCATCAAGAAACGGAATGATCAACCGCGGTTCGTCATTCTTCAGAGATTCCTCATCAAACTTATCAGGAAGCATGGTGTTCACCCACTCCTTAAAGTTTCTTACAAGAAATAGTTTGTGATGTGCCTCTGAAGGAATTAACCGGCGAGATACGTATTGTTTGACTGGATGATCAGGTTTGAGTTGAGAGACCTTCTTCAAATCCTTCAGGCCGGTTGTCTTCACAAAGACCGGCGGCTTCATCTTCTCGACGAACTCTTGCGTCTCGTTCCTATGACCCTGCTCGAGCATCCGTTCCTTGAGATACTCAATATACAGAGTCGGGTCAAGAGTCTTAATGAACCATGGAAGACCCATTGATGCACTACAGTTATGACAAAAGAACTTTAACGCCCCTTTGCGCATATAGATATAACCACGAGTTTTACGAGGATCTTTTTGTGAGTCACCACAAATTGGGCAACGGAACTTATAAGTGTTTGCGTTAACTCTTGCGAATCTCTCGAGTCTGGATGAAAGAAGATTAACGTATTTGTGTTCTAACCAAAGCATTAGTATACCTACTGTCGACTGATAGTATCATTATACACAGTCTACGAAATAAGTACACAAAAAAATGTAGTAATTAGAAGAATTTATCCCACGGGATAATTGCAAGAATACTACCAACGACAGCGGATCCGCCGATCACAATCCATTGCCACTTTTCCATTGTAGTGATTCTTTCGCTTAGAACCGTGTGTTGCTGTTGTTGATCGGCTCTCATAGCTTTAATTTCTAGCATGAGTTCATCATATTGATCATCAATTTTTTCTTTAATTTCGCGCTCGCCATCAAGAATTCTTTCATAGATGCCTTCGATTTTTTCATCTGATTCCACTCTTCGCGCTTCCACTAAATCTGAGAGTTGTTTACTAACAGCTTCCTGAGAAGACAGTTTAGCCTCGTGTACAACCAGTAAATTAGACACATTGCTTGAAATATCTGTAAGCTTATCAATAGTTTTATCCAAACGGTCGACAAGCGCGCCGACGACGGCCATATTTTTTTGAAGATATGACACGTCGTCGGATAATTTTTCAATACGCGGAGTATCCATCAGAAAGGACCGTAATCTTCGTCTGATTTGCGATACTTATCAACAGCTGCCATCATTTTGATTTCATTATCAGTGTTGATAGTATTGGCTTCTGCAATTTCTTTGTAGTTGGTTTTACCCATCTCTTGCACTTTAATATTTGGGTTGAATTCAGATACCTTCATACCCATCATAGTAGCAAAAGCACCGACAAAAGCGCCGACAATCATTGAGAAAGCAGGACCGATGATCTTGAAGATTTCATTATTATCAACCTGGCTATTATCGAAAAATAGTCCGGCTACCATTGCAATAGCGACAGTAAACATAATGAAAGAAAGAGTAACAGCTGCCATTTTCATGACCATAAGCTGTGTACGGCCCTTCTCAATCTCTAGTTCACCAAGTGTGTCAATCTCTTTTGCAACAGAGAAGAATTTAAATAAACTCATGATTTCTTTTTCCTGCCTGCTCTTGATTTACCCTTAGCAGCATCAACAACATCGCCAGCCTGATTGATCACTTCTTTTACTGCTTCATTTACGTCGACTAATTCTTCTTTAACTCTCTTCACACGTTTTTTTGCTTTATTGATTACTTCATTCGCTTCTTTAATATTCTTTTCAGCAATCTCTTTTGCAACACGCAAATCTTCTGCTGTAACTTTATTATCTTTATTTATATCAAAAATACTGAACCACTTTTTAATTTTTCCCCACATGTTTATCTCCATCACTTTTTAAGAGTTGTGGCCAGTCTTCTGGCTACAGATAGTGGAAGTCCATCTTTTCCAGTGTTCAATAGACCTAGTGCAGCAATGAGTGCTAGCATCGTTTTAGAATCATCTTTTCCGCTAACACGATTCAAAGAATTGGCAATGACGTTCGCAAGATTCTCTCTTGACGGTGCGTCATCTGTTTCTTCTGGCTTGTCAAAGTCTTTGAACTTCTTCATTTCTTTTTCTTTGCTTCTTCTTCAATTGCAGCCTTGTTGTCAATTATCCATTGTTGGAGCTGTCTGAGCTGCTCTGCGTTGGCTTGACAGTTGGCGTAGTTTGAGATGATGGTGAGGAGGGCCGTATTGTCTTTAATTCCTGAGGAGGTCGCATCAGAAGCTCTGGCGGGGTCGGCATCACTGGCACTGGCACTAACGTCGTGCGTGTACACCCAACCGTTAGACAGATTGTACTGGCCAGGAACGTTGTTTTTACCAAGGTCGCGATAGACATATTCTTTTTCCCTAATTACTTCAACTCGATCAATATACTCAGTTACTACGTTGTTTGAAATCTCAGCATTCTTCTTTTCTAGTGCTGCAATCTTTGCATTTGCTTTTGCCGAGAATCTAGCCAACTCTGCCTCAGCATGGGCGGATCCTTTCATGTATCCATAAAAGAAAACTCCGGCAATGAGTGCTAATCCTGCTAGCAACTTATATGGAAAAGGAATCATACTCAACATATTATTTTCTCATAAACCTACTGAAAGTCATGATGTTCTTTTTCTTTTTCTTTACACCCGGTTCACCCTGTGGACCGACACCAAGACCAGCAACATTACCAGCACCGGCAGCATTCACTGCAACTTCTTCACGCTGCATGATACGATCTATTGCGTTAAGTCTACCTTGTTTACGATTCTTAGCCTTATGACTTGGAATCTTATTTACAACAAAACCGCCTTTCCAGTGATAATTAGACTTGGCAACATCGTCTGTTTTTTTCAAATAAGATTTTAGAGTATCAGTAGAGAGTTCATCAAGTTGTGCCTCTTCACGAACAGACTTGTATAGATGTGAATCTTTGTATTCTCTAGTCACGATGTTCTTTGGTGCTTTATAAGTTCCACCTGCAGAGGAAATGTGCACATGACTATCAGTCACCTTCACAACCTTTCCTGTGTGCGGAGTATTGTTAAACTTTTTTGTCTTTAAATAGACTGTTTCACCTTTTTTGAAATCTGACATTAGATCTTCCTTAGAATCTGTACTATATTCTGATCCATGTGAACATCAGAACTGATTATAGTTTTATTCTGAACACCAATGCCATGAATAATCTCTGGCATCTGGCCTAATAAAACAATGAACGGCTTCAACATGTGATGATAGCCGTCCAACTTAAAAAAAAGCATTCGAGTTGCTGCAGAACCAAAGACATTGTAAAGAATAATCAAATGATTCAGCACCAGTCTTTCTTTCAGTTCACCGGCTTCTTCATATCGATTAAACAATCTTTTGATATACTTGAATCGAGCTAGATCCTCATAGAACTCAAGTGTATCAAAACATTGCGGATTATCATAATGTTTCGCTGCATATAACAAAAAGTTTGTTTCATCAAGTTTATCAATCATTATGCAATTCTTACTTTAACGTCCCCTGCAGCAGTGTAGTATAATTGTCCAAGCGCGACACCGCCGGTATTAGCAGCGGTGTCGTCAGCATAAGGACCTTGTACAATAGCTTTGCGTAATGTTGATAATGTAGTATGTTTTGTCGTGTTAGCGGAGACGTCCTCGACAATGAAGAGATCTCCGCTAGCAATCGACGTATTAGCCGTGCCAATTGGATCTAATTCTGGAATCTTTTTAGCACGATCAGTCATATGTTATCCTTAAACAATCGAACCCATAGCAACCAGTGTTTCATAAGAAACACGACCAACTCTACCACCGACTGTTGCGGCAACATTAGCAGTTGAACCGCCTGTTGCACCACCAGTTGAGTTCGCAAAGGTGCCATACACAGTGGCATTAGTAAAACCTTTGCCGGTGTTGGTAATTGTAAGAGATGTAATACCGCCGGTTGTGTTTGTTGCAACGGTTGCAGTAGCATTTACAGTGTTTGTACCAGCAGCAGTAAATGTAAGAATATCACCGTTTGCATAACCAGTACCACCAGCATTAATAGTTACTGCAGTAACTGGTCCTGTGCCAGTAGTTTTTAAGTTCCAACCGGCGTGTGCTACCTTTTTAAAATCCGAAGACGTATTAGCAGCTTCAACTACATCAACACCAAACTGCCCGGTAATTTCATTTGTTGCAAATGCACCGACAGTTGTATTACCATATAGGTTTGTTTGGTTTGTAGTATTCGCAGTCTTATTTAGCTGAGAAACAGCCCATAGGACTGAATTTGCAGCGTCATCTGTATTGCCCCATTGAGCCATTGTAGTTCCTCCTGAAAAACTTTAATTTATTTATTCTTCTTCTGTTGTTAGCAAATCGTCAAGGTATCTAGATTGCTTTTGATGAAAGAGATCCATATATCTTCTGTTTCTCTTTTCATCATAGGTTTCTTCTTGTTCTTCTTCCATCTCAATGCCTATATTTTACGATCTCACCGGTGTCCTTCGCAGCCTTAGGAACCGGAGCAGATACAGCCTTGACAAAGTCTGCGTGTGACTTATGAGCCTGCTTTTGGAAAGCAGCCTTATCTAGCGAGGTCTTACGAGCAGCCATGTGATCTTCGAAGCGGCTGATGTGGTTCGGATGGATGTCATGTTCCTTGCCGTCCATGAAACGAACCTTCTTGTTGATCGACTTGGCTTTACGAAGTTGCATGCCGAGAGCTACCATATCCTCGTCGGCTTTACCCTGACGTGCTTTCCATGCAGCCGAACCTTCCTTTGGTGGACGGCCACGACCTTCTTCAAGTTCTACTTCTTCGTGCATGTGTTCTTTGTTCTTGTGTCTATAAGCACGTACTGCATCATCGGCACCGCGTTCTGATGCTTTACCAGGACCTGATGTATAGCCCTTATGATAGGCTGCGGCTTCACCAGCAGCATGCTCAGGAGTTTTATAAGCAACACTGGCTAGATAAGACGTCTTGCCTTGTGGGTTTTTTAGGTGAGGACGATAGCCCTTGTCATGAAACTTAGACTTTTCAGAGGTTGCCATATAATCGCCAACCTTTAAATTGGCTTCAGCAATATCAATCTCTTCAAACATGTCATTGTTCAGAGAGTCGATGAACTCTTGTTCTTCCTTGGTCAGCTTATTTGCAGCTATTTCAATGCCCTTTTGGCGGCGGAGAGTTTTATTTAGATTCTTAGTTGGGTTCTCGCCCGTCTTGATCTTTAAACCAGCAGTAATG